CCACGGTGAATGAACCGCTGGCCCCATCGTAGTCAAGGCGAAATCCGGTAGAGTAGTAGGTTGTAAACTCCAACTCAGTAGCTCCGCCGGACACAACACTAGCCTTGTCCAGCGTTACTGCAACCGCCGCCCCTGCAGTCGGGCCGATCATTATAACAACGTCGCAGTGGTCGTAATTTTTCATGCTGACGAAATCCCCCGAAAGAGGACCGCCCGAAAGGTCTATCGGGAAAAGCCCCGGAACATAAGCTACATCTGGTTTAATTGCCGGCATTGTTTGTACCTCCTAAATTTAATTTTTAAGCCAGGGTGTTTATGCCCTGGCCGCTAATGTGACAAAACTCGAAAGGGACTTCGACCCCTTGAACGGGGTTATGGCCGATCCCCTGACCGGCTGGCCGTCCACCCGGTAAGTGATGCGAAAGGCCGTTTCGTCGTACAAAAATTTCACATGGGTTGATGATGCTGTCTGCATCCCGCCCTTGTCGGCAAGCAGGTACTGGCTGAAATCCGCCAAGATTATATCGCCCTCGTCACCAAGTGCGGCGCAGTGTTCAATCGGTACAACCGGGCGACCGAACAGTGTTCCTTATTGCTGGCCGGATATGCCGCCTGCGGGCATGTATACCGGTACGCCTGCGGTGCCTGCCGAAAGTACCATGCTGTAGAGCTGCGGTTCAATCTCCTGGTTAATCAGCCAGACGGCATTTGATCGGCTGGTCGCAATCATACGGCTCCACATGTTTAGGATGTTTTCAAACAGGATTGTATCCGCCGCCTGCCCGGATTCTTTCGCTTGACTGACAAGGCAGCCTGCAGTAAGCACGCCTATTGGCTGGCCGGACCCGGTGCCCCTTATGATAGCGTCGTCCAATTTGAAGTTCATTTCTTCGGTGAATGCCTGCATTAATATGGATTCCATTGCCGCCGCATCCTGTAAAAGTTCGTCGGTGCTGTAGTAAAGCGCCATGAGTTTATGCAAGTTTAGTTCGATTTTCCTAAATTCCGGCTTGGTTGCTGTTACGGTACCAGCCTCCGCCGCCCAGTATCCCAGCACTCCGCCCCAGCGGTTCCCGTTTGTCCTGCTGTTTTCGTCAATTCCGTTGATTTTTAAGCTGTTGGCGTTGGCGGATATGCCGATTTTACGGCATCTGCTTGCCAATACGCCGGTCTGAAATACATTCCTAAGTAATTCGGCGCTAAAATCCTGTTGCACCAAATAACCGCCATCTGCCGGAACGCCCTCGTTTGCCCCGCTGGCCGCCTGGATTTTCATAAGCCTGGGGTCAATTGTGCCGCCCGGCTTTCCTGCCCGAACAATCGCCAGCATCTGTTCACCAAAGGTTTTAAACGGTTTGGCATCATCCGGGTTTTTCGGCTGTGCGTAAATCGGTGTGTTCACCGGCTTGTCAAGTGCGGCCTGTTGCGCCGCCAGTTTTTCCGCTGCCTCGATGGACTTCTGCAGCCCTTCAATCTCGGTCTGCAAGGCGCTGAATTTGGTCTGTTCATCCTCCGTCATGGCCCGGCTCTCGGTCATGGCAGCGTTGACAAGCGCCTCCTGCTCTGTAATTTTCGCTTTGATCAGTGATTTAAACATGTGCTTTCCTCCTGTTAATCAGAATTTGGGCTTGATATATCTCAACCGGCGCTTGCCGGATTACCCCTGTTTCGTGCAATAAAAAAGCCGCCTGTTCCGGCGGCCTGGGGCCTTCTGGATTTTGTTTTATCAGGTTTCTAATCTTATTTATTACCTCCGGCGGCAGCGGCGCACCCCTTATGCCTGCCGCAAGTTTCAAGTCCTCGTCAAACATTACCTCGTCTGCAAATTTGTTTTTAACCGCATCCTGTGCGGTGATCCATGTTTCTTTGTTCATGAGGCTGAGTAATTCACTTTGGGCCATGCCGGTTTTAAGCATGTAGGCGTTGGCAATGCTTTTGTTCCAGCCCTTCAGTATGTCGGCCTCATGGTCCATCGTCCGGTAATCGCCCATTGCCACAGACCAAACATTATGTATCATTATTTGGGCTGTCGGGCTTATCAGCACTTTATTTCCGGCCATTGCAATGACTGAGGCGGCGCTGGCTGCAATACCAACTATTTTTACAACGACGTTGCCGGGATACTGCTTAAGCATTGTGTAAATGTCGGACCCGGCGAACACATCGCCGCCAGGGGAGTTGATTTCGATTTCAACTTCTTCCCCGGCTGCCGCTTCCAGCTGGGTTTCTATGTCCTTCGGGCTGACGGCCTCCATTTCAAACCAGTCATAAATAAGCTTATCGTCATTTGAGACTATCACGCCCCGTATTTTTATTTTCAAGTCAAGCCCTCCCTTCTTTAATCATTTTGCAGATTTCATCAGCCAATGCCTGCTGCTGCGCCTTCTTCTGGTCTTGTGTCTTGTTTTTTAGTTGGACATCATTAGCAATATTGACATCAACGTAATTTAATGGCTGCAAATATGTATCGCCATTTTCAATCGAATTCATGTTTTCCAGTTTCCTTACGTCGTTTATTGACATCCATCCATTCAATCTAGCGGTGGCATATGCTTCTGCCCTTGATTTTGCATCACCTCGCAAGAGTGACGACATGTTGAATTCCAGATAATAACCCGCAGTTCTCTCCATCCTGGTCAAAAGTTGCATGTTTGCCGCTTCTTCAATCCTCTTGCACCAGGGCAGCATCGTATAAATCACAAACTCAAGGCTCTGATGTTCAATATTGTTATTGGTTGACCGGCTTAATTCCTGGATCAGGTGCATCGGCACCCGGTATATCCGGGCAATATCCTCAATCTGAAACCGTTTATTTTCTATGAGCTGGGCATCGGCAGGCTTGATGGTCAGCTCGTGAACCTTCGCCCCGCCTTCTGCCAGAAAGGGCTTGCCGACATTAAGGACGCCCGCATAATTTGTCTCAATGTCTTTTTTCAGCCTTTGATATGCTTCCTCGCCCAACTCTGCCGGGTATTCCAGCGCGATGCTTGGATTCATGCCGTTTTTATAAAAACTAACTCCGAATTGTTCGTAAGACAGGCCCAGCCGAATCGCTGATGCAGCGTATTCAATCGGTGACATTCCGATAACACCATCGAATGAAAGGCCGGTCACATGGAACACCTGCGCCCTGGAGAGGGTTTTTTCTTTCGTGCCGCTTCGGATTATATACTGCAGTTGCCCGGATTCCCTGTTCCTTTCAACTCTGACCATTGACCAGGGGTAAGGATAGAGGCCGACCGTCTCACCGTAGGCATTTACCAGCCTTTCACATACCGCATTCCCCCCGGTGTTCAGGCTGACCATGCAGGCCTCTTTAAAATTAAAGGGTGACATTTCCTCGTTTGGGGCATTATGCAGTATGTCGTATACTCTGGCGCTTGTCACTGTTTCCCGGTCGCCGTCGTTCTTTTTCCGGTACAGCATGACGGGCATGGCGGCCAGGGTTTCAGACAGCACCCTTATACAAGCAAAAACAGCCGTGTATTTCATGGCGGTGTCGGTTGTTACCGGAATCTGGCCGTTTATTGTCGGCGCTTCGTCGCCCCGGAGGAATGACCTGATAAAATCATCCCAGGCGCTGCCCATTATCAGCCGGGCAGCAAATTTCTGTATTTTGTTCAATCTGTCACCTCCCTACAGTAGCGATCTCATGCCCCGTTTTTCGTAGACCGGTGGCTTGTTTATGTATAGTACAGCCCTTGCCAGGGCGTTTATAAGGGCCACAATACCGTCTATACGTTCAGTCTTTTTGCCTTTTATCGGCCTTACGTTGTCGTTTTCATCCTGCTTGACATCCATATTCCCGAACATCCAGTTTGCAACCGGGTTCCCCCCGTGGTCAATCTGCCTGCCTTCAATCAGTTTTTCCAGTTCCTTCATGGCCGGCGACATGGATTTAAACCCTTGTCTAATCTCTGCCATTGTAAGTCCGGCATCGTTTAGTTTTAAAGATGTCTGCATGGCGTCCCATGGGTCAAAGCCGATTTCCTTTATTTTATACTTGTCCCGCTGCTTTACGATGTCGGCCTCGATAAATGCGTAATCAATCACATTTCCCGGTGTGGTCTTAATCCACCCCTCCCGCACCCATCGATCGTAAGGTACCCGGTCACGCTTTACCCGTTCTTTCATGCTGTCCTCTGGTATCCAGAAATTCCATAGGACCCGCCATAAGGGATCGGCCTCTATTGGCGGAAACAACAGCACAAAGGCGGTAATGTCTAATTTTTTTGACAGGTCCAGGCCGCCGTAACATTCCCGGCCCTTTAAATCATCCGGCTGCCATATGCTGAAATTACAGGCAATCCACTTCGACAGCGGCACCCATTTTGTGGTCTTGAATTTCACCCACTGGTTAAGCCTTAACTGCCGGAATGACTTTTCATCTGCCGGGTTCTCTTTCGCATCGGCGTAAAAACTGCGCACGTTTTCAAGGATTATTGTATGGCCCAGGCTTGGATTAGCCTTCTTCCAGTTTTTTTCATCCTCCCAGTCGTCGGCCTCGTCTACTCCGTATATAACAGGGTAAAATGTTTTATCCTCACGGGTGCCGGCCAGTATGTCAACGGCTTTTTTATGTACCTCCCAGCCAATGGAAGTTCTGTCCGGGTCGTCGCCGGCTGTGGTGATAACAAAATACAGCGGCTGGGTTCTGGCGTCGCCTGATCCTTTTGTCATTACGTCCCATAGCCCTCGGTTGGGCTGGGCGTGAATTTCGTCGAACACCACCCCGTGGACGTTCAATCCGTGCTTGCTATAGACCTCCGACGACAGCACCTGATAAAAGCTGTTTGTCGGCATGTATACAAGTCGCTTCTGTGAGAGTACCGGCTTAATCCGCTTTTTAAGGGCCGGGCTTTGTTCCACCATCTGGACGGCTACGTCAAAAACAATACTGGCCTGCTGCCGGTCCGATGCACAGCCGTATACCTCGGCCCCTGGTTCTCCGTCACCAGCTAAGAGGTAAAGGGCAACGGCGGCGGCTAACTCACTTTTCCCATTTTTTTTCGGTATCTCAATATAGGCGGTTTTATATTGCCGGTACCCGTCTTTTTTTACTGTGCCGAATACTTCGCTGATTATTTTATCCTGCCAAGGCAGTAGATCAAAAGAGACGCCCGCCCAGCGCCCCTTTGTGTGTTTTAGGTTTTGTATAAATTGTACCGCATGATCGGCCTTTGCCCGGTTGTACATTTTATCTCCCGGCCTTTCGGAGCAGTTGTTCCATGGGGTCAATGTCCTCGGCGGGAGGTTTAACGTCTATCCGGCTTCGGCTTGCCGGTGTCAGACCAAATTCTGTAAGATATGATTTCATTTGCTCCAGGGACTTGTTTATAATCGCCATGTAAGGGCTAACCACCGGATACCCTTTTTGGTTTTTTACCAGCATGCCGTGCTTTCTGATCATCTTTTCCGCTTCAATCCAGCGGCTGTACGCCTGACAGTAAGCGGCCAGGGCCGCCATGTCGATCCGGGTTAACAGGCCCAGGTGTTCAAGTTCCGGGGTGATGCGCTTCCATTCCTTTTTTGCCCTACTGTCCAGGTGCGCCGGGCAGGGCGGAGCTATCGGCACAGGTTTCGGCTCGTTCTCCGGCAGGGGTCGCTTGCCCGGATTTCCTTCCAGTACCTTTAAGTTTGTCGGCTTTCTTGGTCTGCCCATTATAAATCACTCCATTAAAAAACCGCCTTTCGGCGGCTATGCTGTTATTTTCATTACTTGTCGTAAATCATGTTTTAGGTAATAGTTGCAACCCATGCCTTCCAAGAGCTTTTTGGCTTTCCATCCAAATTCATACCAGTCGATTTGGGCGGCGTGTGGATGGTGGTTAAGCTTGCCGACCTTAAAAAGGTCAACAAATTTGTATGTCATTCGGATAAGTTCTAGGCTTTGTTCGGGGTCTATGACCGGTTCCAAACTGGCCCATACCCGGATTCCCTTCGAGTGCGCTAACCTCATTGCTTCCATGCGGTCATCCGGCAATGCTGCGCATGGTTCCCACTCCAAGGATTGTTCGGGATTTATAAACGTCAAGGTAGTGGCGAACGCATCCCTTTCCGTCAATATGTCAAAGTCTCTTGCCGCCCTCATGCCTCCCTTTGTCAGTATTTCAACCGGGATTCCGTATTCATGCAGGGTTTGTATTCCCTGTCTTGTAAGTCCATACTTGGAATCAATCGGTTGATATGGGTCTGTCGTAAAACTAAACAACACTGGTGGGACGTTCTGACCTTTTAATTTCTGGCTATCTTTTTTAAGTTCCGCCAGAATGTTGTTTCTTGGCCGGGGATCGGTATAAAACGCTTTTCTTTCCTTTCTGGTTGCGTCCGGCGCATAGCAATATATACAGCCATGCCCACAACCGGAGTAAAGATTAGCTGCTAGATCAGCGTACTCTCTTGCCCTTCCCTTGGGTTCGTAGATTACCGGCATTTCAAATACCTCCATTTCTTTTTATTTTATCACATCAGGAGGTATTTATCAATGCTTATCTCTCTCTTTCTAATTCTTGCTTCTTCTCGCTTTGTTTTCCTCTCGTTTAAATGCCCTGTAGCACCCCTCTAATTTTCTGTATGTGTATTTATATTGCCGCTTTTTTAGGGCTCCTTTAATCTCTTGCTACTTCCCAATGTTGGCGGGGCTTTCAGGGTTTTTGCCATATTTAAGGCAAAGTTTATTTTTATTGTGCCTTGCATCCCTTTATTGGCGGTATTTTGGTTTATCATGCTGTTATATGTTTCAGCTTTAATGCCCAGTAATAGACCGTTCTTTTGCTGTTGTGAAAATACTGCGCCCTCGTGGTTTTCCATCCGTATCTTTTTTCAATATCTTTTAGCATCGTTGCGAATATGTCAATGTAAAACCTGTTAAGTCCCGGTATGTTCATTTTTTGTGGTATATTTTCAGTTGCCGAAACAAATCTTGTAACAGTTCCGTCAATTTTTTGATGCATTACCAGGCCGTCAGTGACAAACATTGTTATCTCGCCAGGTTTTAATTTGCGCATTGTAAGGTATATTAACTTCCAGGGCGTGCCATAGTCGTCAAAATCAAACACGTTAAAATCGGATATGTCGTTGTTTTTGATATATTTCATGTTGTCTGTAAGTGTGCATATTTCTGGGTTATGTATTTTTTCTTTATCAACCCCGTGATATTTTATTGATCTGCCCTCGTATGCCCTGCGGTACATTTCACCGTTGCCGCAAAATAAGTCAAGTACCTGTGATTTTTCCGGTAAGTTGCGTATTCTTAATTGTGCCTTTTCGTTTTCCATTGAGCTATCTATTTTATCCCATGTTTTAAATGCCATAACTGCGCTCAATCCTTATTCCGTTTTGTTCAAGTATGCTTAATGCTTTTTCAAGGATTTCCCTATTTTCCGGTTGAGTTCTGATTGTCACCCAGATGGGATTTTCTATTGTCTCTTTCATGTCATATTCTTTAAGCAGTTCGTCTATATCTGCGGGACTTTGCTTTTTTATAATATCGTTCATTTCATCTTTGTCGAACCCAGTAATTTCAATGTCAAATGCGCCTATGTCCAATTCTTCCAATAGGTTTTTAAGCTTGAGATTATCCCATGTTCCGCTATTTTTGTTCAGCGCCAGGTTTAATGCCTTTTCTTTTTCCTCCGGCAGGTCAACAACTGACACCTCAATCTCTGTCTTGCCCATTTCCTGTAATATTTTCAGGCGCTGGTGGCCGCCAACCACGCGACTAGTCCGTTCGTTCCAAATGATCGGGTCTATGTAGTCAAATTCCAGGATGGACTTTTTTAGTTTTTTGTATTCCTTATCCTCCGGTTTCAGGTTTTTGCGGGGATTGTATGGTGCCGGGATAAGTTTTTCGATTGGCATGGTCTTGATTAAAATAATCTTCGTCCCCCTTTGGTCGATTTTGCGAAAATTTGCGTGTCCT